CTCTGTAGCCACCGGTGACATAAATGGGTGTTTGACCAGACGGCAAGGCATCCAGAATCAACTGATCACCCAGCACTGATCTTATGCCACGAATGTCCGTTTCGATATTGAGGCCTGAATTGTATTCCTGTGCGCCAAGATTGGTGCTGGGAATGTCAGGAGTATAACTCATGTTGGTAAATGCAGTCTTTACTTCTGTTAATACGCTTTTGATTTGTGCCATTGTTTTTCCTTAATACCAGTTAATTCCGGTTCTGCTTATGACTGCATTAGCAGAGTTGCCAACACCAACAAATCCTCTATTAGGTAAGCTATTATAAGTTATGTCAAAATAAATGGCAGCAGACGGCAATTCAAATGTAGTCCAGGTTGTGCCATTGAAAGATTTAAGTGCCGTTGAGCTGGCCACAGAAGTTGATGTAAGCCAGGGTAAAGCAATAAACATACCATTGCCGTATGCAACACATCGGTAACCAAGACCTGATCCAAGAATATATTCTATCCAGGTCAGGCCATCAGTAGAAGAAGCAGCATATGTGTTGTAGATATTTGATTCACTAACTGCTACAAATACACCATTGCCATAGGTTACTGCTGACCAATCGCTGTTGCTAATAGTACTGCTAACGGTCCAGGTCAGGCCATCAGATGACACTGCTGATTTTCCATCAGATGCCACAGCAACAAATATGCCGTTGCCATATGTCAGCCCCAGCCAATCGCCTGCGTTAATATTACTGCTGGTGGTCCAGGATATTCCATCAGATGACACTGCTGTGATATTTGTGGTATTGCCCAACACTACAAAAATTCCATTTCCAAATGCTATCTGAGTCCAGGCTTCAGTGGCTGGCAATGTAATGCTGGTCCAGCTAACACCATCAGATGAAATGGCACCTGTTGCACTGCCTAAAGCCACAGCAACAAATACGCCATTGCCATATGCAACACTCCACCAATATTGTGATGCTGGTAGTGTGCTGGCCACCCAGGTGATACCAGACTCTGAATACGCAGCAACATTGGTTCCTGCAGGTAATCCAGACAAAGCAACATATCTACCATTGCCGTTGGTAACTGCGTGCCAGCTGCCTGTTGTGGTTGGTAGCACTGGACTGGACACAGGACCATCGATTGTGATGCCGTTACCAATTGTGATTCCGCCGCCTATGGTAATTGCCATTATGCTCCGGCCCTTTCTGAACCACATGTGGTTGACATTGTTTCTGCAGGTGCCAAAGTTGAATCACGGGCTTGTGTTTCTGTGACACCTAATGGGTGAGTTGCTGTATCCAGTTCTCTCCTCTGATAACCTCGTGATTCTACAACATTTAATCTATAGTACATTGTTGTTCCTTAACTTGTGGCATTGACAAATGTTGTTCCACCATTGGTGCCATCCATGTGCAACAACTGTGTGGTATAACTATCCACTGTGAAAGCTGCTGTGGGCACAGGAATAGCTGCTGCCTGATTAGTGTAACGATAGGCATTGCTTACACAAATTTCATCCAGATAAATTGGTCCTGCACCGGCGTTACTTGTGCCGCCGTATCCCCAGGCCACTTGTCCGTTTGCATTAAAATTTTCATTGTTTAAACTTCGGTCAGTAAATCCAGAATAGATCATGGGATCACCATTGGCCCAGGCAGCAACCTGATTGCTTTTGCGTTGAATGACTACAAAATTCCAGGTGTTGGCCTGCCAATTTCCGCTGGGCAAGGTCCAGTAATCACCATCAGCTTGATTACGGCTAAAAATGTTAATGTAATTTGCAAATGGATTGGTGCTGTTTCTTTGGGCCAACCTACAGCCTAATCCATAATTTACATCATTAGCCCACAAATCTGAACTAGCGGAATGTCCTGAAGTTGTGGTAAAATACATCCAGAACTCCACACAAAAATCTCCAGTACCAAAAGTCATGTAACTTTGCGAGGTATCAGTCAGAATATATGAATTGTCGGTTGATGCAAATTCACTAGTGCTACCAAATTTAAAATATGTGTCACTAGTGGTGGTAGAATTGTAAGCTGTGTATGCTACACTAGAATTGGTTGACGCTGTGCCTACACGGCGTGTATTGTCCACTGTGGACCACCATCCTGCATATTCACTGGCACGACCTAGACCTAGCATTATACAAACTCTGGTGAAACAGTAATCAAATACTGTGTGCCAGCGCTGGTGCTGTCGTAAATGCCAGTGACACTGAGCATTTGCACAGCGTTGGCTGTACTTCCCATGGTGCTAATGCCACTAGCATACTTGAATGCTGTGCCTGTGGGCAGTGTTATGTTATATCCTGTAGCGCCTTGTCGAAATATCACAGTCACAGTGTCTGTCTGATACTTGGTCTGTGTGTTGGTTGTGGCAGTCACAACAAAGTTTGTGAATGTAACATTAGTAATATTGGCTGTGACTGGCACATACTGAACCTGAGCATCAAGTTTGTTAATGCTTAGGTTACCTGTCACAGCGGCTGTGTCATAACGATATTCATGGAATGTTCTAAGACTGCCCAGCTGTGCCTGTGCCACCGGATCATCATTACGCAAGAAGTAGTAGTTGGTGGCGTTTCTTGCACCGTTGTCTGAGCTATAACCTGTTGAACTGTTGCCACCCATCCAGTAACCATACACATTGGCAGGTGCTGCATTTTCGTTGTAGAAACTGGCAGCAAATGCTGTGCTGTTGACCACATTGCCTTCCACATCGCCTACCACACCAAATCCATTGGTGAGTGTGCTGCCTGCATTTGTGTAGATTGAACCTGCTGCACCAGTGGCTGTGGTCACCACAGTATTGCCGGTCTGAGTGAGAGTATCATTGCCTATATTCATGCCAGCAGACCAGGCTGTGGGTGACTGAAAGCCGCCGGAATTGGTCCAGTTGAAGTTGCTGGCACCGCCGCCCACATTGAGAGCACTCATGCCACCTCGCACTCGTGTGCCACTAGTAGAAATATTTGCTGCAGGTGTTACTATAGTGTCTATTGAAAGACCTGCTGCTCTGCGACTATTGGCTGCCTTGACAAATCTGTTGCTGATCACTACAGCACTACTGCGATCATAATTGGTAGCATCAGCACCAGTGGTCCAGGTATTGTTGCCAAGTGTACCTGTGCCAATCAGGATTCTACCTGGATTAACAACTGTGCTAGATACCACGCTGTCATCAAACGCTGCTGTGCTCACTATGGCATTGGCAGTGTTAAAGGTGGTATTGCGTATGGTCAAGTTGCCAGTCACAATGTCAAATGTTGCTGCTGCATTGCCTGCAAATGCTCCGCCATTGTTGAACTGTATCTGAGTGTTTGAACCACCAACTTGTGCAGGCAAATTGGTTAATAAACTACCATTGCCTACAAAATAATCAGCAGTTATATAACCTACACCAGTAATATTGCCAGTTGCACCAGTTGTAGTAAGAGATGACCCAGTCACATTGCCCACAGCACTAATAAATCCGCCAGCTTGAACATTACCGCTAACACTAATATTGTTGCCTGGCGTGCTTGTGACACCTGTCAATAGGCTACCATTACCAATGTAGTAGTTGCCTGTAATATTACCCGTGGTCACAATAGTGTTTGAGCCAAACGCACTCAACAGGGTCACAACATTGGCATCGCCATAAGTGCCAGAACCTGTGATGCCTGTCAACAGGCTGCCATTACCAATGTAGTAGTTGCCTGTGATATTGCCTGTGGCACTTATGTTACCAGTGGTCACAACACTGGTCAATGTGCCGGTGCTGGTGATGTTGGGTTGTGCAGCAGTTGTGACTGTACCTGCTGTGGTTGCTGCGGCTGCACTAGTTGCAAAAGTGGCATTGGCCACTGTGCCTGTGACATTGCCTCCGGTGATGCTGCTTAATGCAGCACCTGAACCAATAAAGTTGCCGCCTGTGATATTGCCAGTTGTGACAATAGTGTTTGATCCAAATGCACTCAACAAGGTCACAACATTGGCATTGCCATATGTGGCCGGTAAGCCTGTAAGTTGTGAGCCATTGCCCAAGAAGTACCCAGCACTTACATTGCCTGTGGTGGTGATAGGATTGTTGGCAAAGGCTGCAAGATTGGCTGCCACATTGGCATTGCCATATGTGCCAGAACCTGTAATGCCAGTTAGTAAACTACCATTGCCTACAAAATAATTGCCAGAAATATTGGCTGTTGTGGTTACTGCGCCAGTCATTGCTGTCATAGCGCCTGTGTATGTGGGCAAGAATGCAGCCACATTGGCATTGCCATAGCTGCCGCCAGCTAGGTTGGTCAGGAGACTACCATCACCAATAAAGTATGCTGATGTCTGAATGTTACCAGTGGCTGTGATTTGGCCTGCTGAAGTAATGTTGCCCACTGTGTTGGCACCGTCTGTGCCTGATGCCAACAGGCCAACCACATTGGCATTGCCGTATGCGGTGGTAGGTACTACTGTGCCGCCTGTGCCGCCATATAGACTGGTGTAATTTGATGATGTTGTTGTTGCCACAGTGAGTCCTTATTTGATACTGTATTGACGATACTGTCTAGGTTGCCAAACACTGGTTAGTCTGGTATGACCGCCTGACCATTTGCCCAGGCTGTTTTGATCACTCACAATGTTCCAGGCATCCTTGTATTTGGCTTCATACACAGCAGCATCTTCAGCGTTGTGTCGCTTGATGTAGTATTCACGCAGGGTAGCATACACATAGCCTTCACTCCAGGTCTGCAACACTGCATTGGTTTCTACTTCGCGTCCGGTGTTGGCCAACAGCGCAATGTTTGTGACTGTGCCTGCTAAGGGAATTGTACCACCTGTGGCTGTGAAGTTCACTGTGGTTGAGGTAGTCGATGTCACTGTGTAAACACCACCAGTACCCAGGCTGCCTACACCTGCTGTGGCAGTGATAATGCTGCCAGCCACAAGTGTTGTGGTGGCTGTCATGCCTGTGATCTGTGCTGTCCAGGGACCTGCACCTGCAATGGTGCCCACAGTGCCCACAGCACTCACAATGGTGTCGTCTATTGGTGAGAACAACAAGGGCCAGGCCTTGTAGTAATACATGTTGATTTCGGCACCTTCGCCAATCCAGGGCAGGAACTGATACTGATCATACACTTCGGAGAACTTGCCACGGATCACCATGGGCACATTCACAGGACTCAGATACAACTGTGCAATCATGCCCTGTGTGATGATGTCTCTGTCGCCAATACGATCATACACAATCCAGGGTCCTGTGGGGCTGGGTGTTGCGCCACCAGGATTGCCTTGTTTGAAGAACAAGATGGGCTTGTTCATGTCTGTGGGAATATCAATATAACCATTGGCATCAGCAATGCCAATGTTTTCAGCCGCATAAGGATTGCTGCGCAAGGCAGGCAATTCAATGTTTCTCATGCTGAGTTCAGCCATGTAGATACACTGTTTGATTTCAGCGTCGTTGTTGCTGCCTGTAAAGTCCTTGACAAACTCTACCAGTGCGTCGCCTGTGGGTATTTGGAATGACATGTGTTAGTGTCCCTTGAAGAATTTCTGTTGCCCTGCCTTGGCCGGATATGGTACATCGATGGGTATGGGCAGTCGACCACCTGGATAACAGATGTAAGCCGGATACTCTTGTTGCACCACACGGTAGAACTGAGCCTTGAGTGTGCGATCATGCTTGATAGCTGCCCAGGGCATGCCACCAAAATACTGATCACTGATACGAATGCTGACCACATTGGGCAGATCCATCCATTTGTAGCCCAGTCGGCCGTCGGGCATGAGTGGTGCCAAGGGATCATGATGTCCTGATTCAGCTGCCTTACGGTATTCTGCACAACGACGAGCCACTGCTTCTGCATTCATCTGCTCGCGTTTGATATAGAACTTGCCATCTTCACGACCAGTTGTGGTCCGGATGTTCTTGCTGCCTGACCATGCAGTGCGTGACCAGTCGCCTTTCATGGCATTGTACAGCTGATCGTTTTTCAACAACTGATCTGCCACGCCATTGTGATTGGTTACAACTCCACCGTGGTCTTGACGCCAATAGTCAAGATTTCGTTCAGGATCTGTGTCGTCAAGGTACTCGGGTTGGTTTGTGTCGAAGCTCATGTTGTATTTAGCGTATGACAAAATATCCAGGTAAACTCCACAAGAAAGGGGCCGAAGCCCCTTTCTGTATTATCAATCGATCCTTGCGGATTCGGATCAATAAGTGCTGCCTGCACCACTGTTGGTACGCTGCACGAATGTGCTTGTGCGTGGAGCACTGACTGCTGCACCTGTGGTGCTGATGTTGTGTAGAACACCAACGCCTGCTGGGTTGCGAACAATCAAGGTTCCTTCCATCAAGAACTGATCAAGACTTGCATCAGCATTCGAGAACACTTCGTTGTTGGGTCCGAGGTCTCTCAAGCTGCCCCATTGCAACACATCTTCGTTCAAGAAGTAGATCTGATCGCTAACACCAGACTGGTCCATGATCCAAGAATCATAGATTTCGTATGTGTAGCTGAAGTCGCCTTCGTATGTTTGAACAGTGTCGCCACGCTCAACATTACGACGGTTGATGCTGGTGTTAGAGTTAACAATGTTGTCCGAGATCATGGTACGCAGGCTGGTTGGAACAACCATGGTACGGATCTTGGCATTGTAACGCTGTTCAGCAGTGGTGACCAATTGCTTGTAGATCACAGGCTGGAACACCTGGTTGGTAAATGTTCCACTGTAGAACTGTGTACCATTGCTCTGAATGTTCAGGTTACCCACATTGGCACTGGAACTGTCGCTGCTAGCGTTGTTGGTGTTTGTGGTGATGTTTGCTGCACCTGCATTGCTTGGGTTAAAGCTGTGTGTGCCTGCGAAACTGTTCAAACTGCCCATACGACGACCAGCGTCTTGTGTGCCGCCTGGATTGGTAATAGCTGTACCTGACTGACCTGAGTACTGTGTACCGATCTGGTCTGCACGAACCAATTGCATTTCCACATCGAACATCAATTCGATCAATTGCTTGACTTCTTGATATGCTTGTGGGTCACCACCGGACTGCATCACAGCACGAGCTGTACCAGAAGCTGCAATAGTTGTCTGGAAGATCTGTGTGTAGTTGGCCAGGTTGAAACGGCTGTTGCTTTCGGCATTGGCTGTACTAACAGCAGCGCCTTCTTGCACAGCTTGAGCTGAAGGAAGACGATAGATGTCGTCAGTCCACAAAGGCAGAGTCGAATTGACCTTGCGTTTCTTGCTCATACACATGTTTAACACAGGTGTGTCGTCTTTGATGCGGTTGCTCACATCTAGGTCTAGGTCTTTGACAACGATGTCCGCGCCGTATGCTGTGGTACCGTTACCAATTTGACTGGTTGTAATTTCTGCCATTTTATTCTCCTTGAATATTTAATAGTTGGCTATTTTATCTACCACCTCTTGATGTGGATCTGATTTGACTCAGTCTCTGCATCAAGAGATTGTCACCGGCTTTTTTATCACCGGCCTTGGCTTGTTCTCGAAGTTTTGCGATGTCACCGTCTGCATTTCTGGTGCTCTGGGTGTTACCTCTACGCTGTGTTAGTTGTGCAATGCTGGCACCTGCTGATCTGGGTTTACTTGCGTTACGGTATTTCAGGCCGTCTCGCACCAGGCTCAACAGATTCTCATCTGACGATATAAGGTCAATATTGGGTACACCTGGTATGATTTCTGCCCGTGCCTGCGGCCACAGCTTGATAACTTTCTCGCGAAGTTCATTGTAGACAAATTCATTTTTCAAATCCTTGTCTTGAAATGCCTTGCGATTGTTGTCAAGCACTTCCGCGACTTGCTGGCGGCGTATGTTTCGAAATTCATCCACAGCTGGTTTCAACTGTCCAATAACACCTTGCTGCTGCCGAATGTAAGTTTCATTCTGCTGCATGCTGGCCTGGATCCTGGCATGGTGTGCTGGATCCTGCGACTGTGCAAGTTGTTGCTGAAACACAGTTTGGTAACCTTGTGTTTTGAGAATCTCATCATAGGCCTTTTGCAGTTGCGGCTGTACCGTAAACTCCATGGCTAATGTCAAACCTTCTTGGCGTGCCCGTGTGTCCCGAACATATTCGTCAAACTCACTGCGCTCCACTTTTAACTGGCGTGCTTCTTCATGTATGGCGCCTCCTTGTCCCAGAATGCTGGCTGCCTTGCCTGCGTCGATCACAACTTCTTTGCCATTGCGCATGAACTTGAACTTGGCGTTCGGGTTCGTTTCTGCAAATTCAATAAAGTCTATGAGTTCTTCGCTGGCTGAGTCCGGGTCGCTTACAGCATCTTGCTGGGCGGTTCCATCATCATTGACTGCGTCTGAATCCTGATAACCATCGGTTTCATCTTCCAGTGCTTGCGGCACTGCAGGGCTTGTGGTCTCTGCCTGAGCATCCACTGTTCCTGTTGAGTTCTCGTCGGTAGCAGGCACTTGGTTACGCATTGCGGCCATTTTGCTTGCTATTGAATCCAGACTGGGAACTGCTGGTGTGTCATTGGCCGTGCTAGTTGCATTAGGCGTGATCATTGTCATTGTTGTTTCCTAAATTGTAAGGGCCCGGGGGTTACCTTTTGTAGTGTTATTTAGCGATTGAGAAAGATTTTACTCAGAATGTTGCTCACTTGCAACGATTTTGTTCTTGTGATAGATGGCTCGCTTGAGGCTTGTGACAAAGCCATCAATGCCTGACAGGTTGTTGGCCAGAGCAACACGAGTGGCATTGTCTTCTGGTGAGTGCCCTGTGAGACTGGCCAGGGCATCTGTGATTTCAAACTTGTAGTGGTGTATGTACATGGCCAGGTCACGGTTTTTCAGCAGGGCTTCTGCTGAACTTCCGTATGTTTTCACAGCGTCTCTTTGGCCTGCTGTGAGTTTTTTTATATTGCTGGTATCTACTGTTTGTCTTGTGTTGTATGCTTCTATTGCGTCTTCACTAATCATTACTGGTCCTTGTCATGTTGTTAATGTCCGTAGTCTTGTGGTTTACCTGCTGCCATGCTCATGTAGTTGAGCTGGCTGCTGGCGTCAGTGCCTTCTATTGCAGCAGCAATCTGTGCTGTTTTGGCAGCATTGAGTTCAGCCACACTTAGGTCTTTCTTGTCTTCTGGACTTGGTTCTCGGGTCTTGGCTGCTTGTTGTCCCTGAGCAATCATGGTCCGGACTTCATCATCACTTGGCAGGTAACTGTCGCTTTCTTTCACGCCCAGCACATACAGGGTTTCAGCAAAGGGCTTCTTGACCTTGGCATAAACTTCTGGTGTGAGTGTGCCTGCAGCGGCCATTGACGCTGTGGTACTGTACAGGTCCTGTTGACACTTCTGTATGATCTGTAGTCGGCCCAGAGCATTCTCCTGACTCATCATGCCCAGCGCCAGTTCAATCTGAATGTGCTTGCGGTCGCAGAAGTTCATGTCATCCCAGGCCAGGTAGTCCAGGTATTCGGGCCGTTTGTCTGGGTGATACTTGGCAGCCAGCTTCTTGACACCGTAGTCATCACCATACTGTATCAGAGTACGCCACACCAACCAGATGGCTTCTTTGAGTCCATCGGCTGCGTTGCGCACAGTGTTGTCTTGTATGATCTGATTGGGTGTGAGAGCCATCTGCAGTTTGATGCCCGAATTGCCTGGTGCCATAACTTCAGGATTGAACACATCACTGGGTGTGGTCATACCAATCATGGCCATTGTGTCCTGTTGAATACGGTTCATGGCCACTTCCAGGAACTGCAAGTTGCCACTTGGTGGGGGCATTTGGTAGATATCCTTGGCAGGATCAAATTTGGAGTCCAGGATAAAGATGGCTGATTCGCCATCCTGCATCATTTCAAAGTCTACTCTGTCTGGTTTGACACCAATACGCGGTGTGGCTGTGAGCAAGCCCAGTTGAATCTCTGCTCGTGCTGCACTAGTGTTGTATTCCTGCATGGGAATTACTGACTCACCAATGCTCATGCCATAGAAGTTGCCTGGCAAGGGCTTGGGGCACATGTTGGCCACAGGGATAAACTCTACTTCTCTGGCACTGATGATGTATGATCCTGAATAGATCAGTTCTACCAGTTCCAGTTCGCCATCACCGTCAATGTCAAACTTGTTCCATACCGTCACAATCGATACCTGACGGCTGTCTGGATCTGCACTCGCAGCTGAGTCCACTGGGATACCCATGATAGGCACTGAGTCTCTGGCATGGATGGCCAGGTTGTTGAGTACTGAGCCTGCTTGGTAAGCACCATTCATGTTGTATTCAGCAAAGCGTTCAAACTGATGCAGATCAATGCCTGGATACAGTTCCACAGCTTCTTGTATGGTCATGGGATCGTAGTAGCCGCAAAAGGGCTGATCCTTCATTTGTGGCACAGTGGGATCACAGATCCAGAAGTGCTGTGCAATAGGGTGAAACTTCACATTGAGGTTGTAGCCAGTGAGTTTGTACTTGGCTGTGTACACAGTGTTTCTGCCAATGGCTTCGTCCAGGATGTCTTTTTGATCTTCCACTTGTTCTGTGGCCATGTCGTCGGGTGTGCTGGTCTCTAGATCTATCATGCTGGCGATGGTCTGGTCTACTCGAGCCTGTGCAGCTTGTTGATAATGGTCGCCCATGAGTTGTTGTACTTCGGCCATGACCTTTTCCATTTCAACTCCGGTCTTACGGCGTGTTTGTCTTGACGCAGTGAGTCCTGATTCTTGAGCTTGTTGTTCAAATGCTCGCAACTGATCCAGTGTGCCTGCCGTTTCTACATAGCGTGTGATGGGTTCACGCACAGGCATGATCATCATCATGCCGTTTTTGTGCATGTTGGCGTCCATGGCCCAGCGTTCCAGGATAAAGTGTGGATCATTCATTTCGTTGATCACATGCGATACCATGCCTGTGGCTTGTCTAGCCGCTGCTTCATCGTCTGCACCGTCGCTGACAAATTCAAAGTTGACTTCACCATTGGGAGCCAGACCCTTGGCAATCACTGCTGTGGCATAGTCCACTGCGGGTTTGACACTGGGGTGAATGTAATCTATGCCGTTTACAGGTGCTGTGGATTCAGTAACTGCTAAACACAGGTAGTGATAGTCTGTGGCACGGTTCACAGCATTCTTGGTACCCAGGTAACGCAGATAGCTGGCCATTTTCACATCCATCAGGTTCTTCATGCGAACAAAGCGGCTGTTGATGGCCTTGTTGGTGTTGATGTCAGAGACTGGGATATTTTTTATATCGAGCATTTGGGCTTATTCCTATTAGATATGTTATTTAGCGGATAGGGGCTAACCCTGCTAAACAGCCTGGTGTTAATGTCTTGTTCGTTGAGCAGGCTCTGATGACCAGTCAAGATAGCACAACTGGCACACAATAGGTTCGTCCTGATCCTGTAAGGCATACACTTCGTTGTCCATGTTCAGCAGGCTCATGAGTCTGGTAAACAGCTGGGTGCATGGTCTACACAGGGCTGTGGCTCCGTTCCCTGCGCTCACAAGATGTGTGGCAGCTTCGAGGTCAGACCGCATTGGGCACAGCAATACCTGCTGCTCTGGGCAGCATGCTAGCAAGAAACGCACCACGATTGTGACTGCGTGTGCCGTGATAGTGTATGATACGAGCTTGACCCAATGGCAGATTATTGAATGGTGCATGTTCAGCCAGTTCAGGCAGAGTTCTACCATTTTCAGCTTGCCAGTTGAGTTCGGGATGGTGTGCATCTTCCCAGCTGAGTCCTTGCGACCAGAACATGTGATTGAACATCAGCTGTTCATGATCATAGATTGAATTATCCCAGGCTGCAAACTCACGATCGCCTATGGCCCATACTTTGGGACTCATGTGTGCAGGATAGTAGCGCACAGCACAGTTGAAGTAGTTGGCAAACTCACTGTGACGGGGCGGTGTGGTCCAGTTGAACAAGCGAAATTCAGGCCAACGCCCAAATATCTCCACAGGCTTGACCATGACTGTGTCACTATCCACAAACAAGATGTTGCAGGGTTCTGAGTGCCAGAGATCACGGATCCGGGTGTAGTTGTTTCGGAACATGGCCAGTCTGGTGGGCTGTTCTGCATCTATCACAATGCCGGTCCAGGCACCACGCAGGTTCTGTTGCACACTGGCTAGACTGGCTTGAAACATGGCATCATAGCTTTCACGCACTCCGGGTGCGCCTGCTGGTTCAATACCATGATCTCCCAGCACTTCAGTTACTGAACAATTGGTCCATACCACATAGTTTTTCATTTGGGTTCCATCCATATCCATTCGCCCGACTGGGGTCTACACTCATTGATCAAGATCCATTTTTCTAGATCCCAGTACTGGTCCAGGATCTTGTGATGGCCAGGGTTTCGGCCACCGCTGCGTATCACACGGGTCAGGTGTGTCTCAGCGAATCGATCCTGTAGCATCTGGGTGATACCAGGCACAAAGCATTCATGCGATTCAATCAAGAGTCTGGTATGTGCAAGGGCAGGTGTCTGTGCAGGATCCAGTAGCTCGCGTTCTGCACCTTCACAGTCCATGATCACAAAGGGCTTTCTAGCTGTGGTCAGCAGGTCTTGTAAACCAGCGGGGGTGATGCTGTCCAGAGTTTCTACAGTGACACCATTGGCTGCAGCAGTGGCCGCTGTGATTGACCTGGCTCGGCTATCTGTGTCCACAGCAATGGTTCTACAGGCCATTCTGCGAGCCATGCCCACAGCATAGTAGCCTTCTGCTGAACCCACATTGATCACAAGATCGCAGGGTTCAATAAACACACGCTTGATTGTGTCCTGCAGTTCTTGTTCATACACACCTATCAGCTTGGCTGCTGTGTCTCCATCGCCCCAGCACACTTCGGTCGTGAGCTGCAGGCCTGTAAATGGACCTGTGCTCACACAGCCCTGAAAGTGGTCATACAGTGGGCCCAGCAGCTGGGCTCGGTGTGCCAGTGTTAGGTTTTGTAGTTGTTGTATGTTCATGCATCGCGTCCTGAATATTTCAACAGCAGGTGACTGCGCCAGGGATCATCTGGATCTGGACATAGTGTTTCCACAAACTGTTTAAGGTCCATGCTCACACCGTCAATTTGATAACGGTGCTGGTGCTGACTCAGACCTGGTTGCACGGCCAGCATCTGTGCTTGTGAGTACTGCGGTGCTGACTGCTGTGCATATTGCAGTGCCCATTTGGTCTGGTCAACTGACAGTTGATATGCGCTGCCTGGATATGCTGTTGATTGACCTGCTTGACCCAGCAGTGAATTGTATAGTGTGTTCATTGTGTCCTCCATGCAAGTATTTATACGAATTGTTATCCTGCAGGATTGAAACTTTTCTTCCACACAGGCTTGTGGCTGTCATCTCTGACACGCTGCATGGTGGCTCGTTGTTGCCGCATGCGTTCTTGTGGAGAGAGATTGTCCCAGGGTTCGCAGATGCCTTGTAGGCAGGCCAGGAGTGCATAACGGGCTGAGTCAATGCAGTCATCAGGATCACTAAAGCGTCCTTGGCTGTCCACATAGTAGTTGCTAGCCTCACGCAGGAAGTCCACACAGTTCTCATTCACCTGTAGGCTGCCCACTTCCAGCATCTGTCGCATCTGGTTGATGCCATAGCTCTTGTGATTGGTCACACGCCCTTGTGCATCTGGTGGATTCATTATGGCTGAATCATGCACATTGAGTTCGTACTGTTCAAACAGTTCTCGTATGCTGCTTGAACTCATGGTGTAGCGGCCAGCTGTGTTGGCATCCGCAGGCAGCACAATGGGTGTGCCATACACTTCGGGTCGTAAGAGATGATTGATATACTGTGTGGGCACAGCTTCTTCTATGCCCTGCACCACAATCTGTTTGTGCAGCCAGGCTGTGCGTTCATATGGTTCCCAGTACATGAGACTGATCACTGTTTTGTCATTGACCAAGCCCAGGTCCAGTGCTATCACACGCTGTATATTTCGCATCTCTTGAAACGGAACATCGCCTGTGCGGTATGTGGGCCAGGTGCGTATCTGAAACACAGCCCCCTTGCCCATGACCGGCTTGCCTTGCATACGGGCTTCACGCTCGTGTGGCAAATAGTCTCGCGATAACTGTTCGCGTGTGTGCGCAAGTAGGAATGGTTCGCCCCATAGATCATACTCAGGAACATCCGCCCAGGCCACACGAACATAATCATATCCCTCTTCTCGATTCCAGAATTTTGATACCAGGCCATTGAGTCCTTTGAGTGGTGTAAATGAACACATGATCATGCCCTGTGTGGTGGCAGTGCGGGTCACTATCTCCGAAAAGAAGTCATCCGGTGGCTGCTCGTCAAACACAGCAAGATCCAGTTTGAAACCCTGTAGCTGTCTGACTTCTTGTGTGTAGTTGGCAAACAACAGGTATGATTTACCGCCTGACACATGACGCACTTCCACACCAATGGCATTGGCACCATCGCCACGCATGGTTTCCTGCACAATGGCACTTCGGGGTATGGCTCCTGTGCCCAGTTGGTCCGCCAGTTTCACATCTGGTGTGCCCAACAGTTCTTGTTGCAGCACCAGCGCCACCTGACTCCAGCCTTCACCTGCCACCATCACAGTTATGGGTTTGTGGAATCTATGGCCAGTCCACCAGTCGGGATACTGGCCGGTAAGGTGCATGGCAGTTTCATAGCAGGTTGATACAGTCTTACCAATCCTGTTGGCAGCTAGAATACCGCGGCGACTGCTGTGTATGTTGAAGAAGCTGACCTGATGTTCAAAGGGTCTAAAGTATTTGAGCTGGTTGTAGGCCATGTCATCACTCACCCCAATCACCAGGTCCTGCAGCAGCAGTTGCTGGTCGGAATCTAGTGTGCTCCAGGTTTCAGGAGTGATACTATGACTGTCCAGCACCCAACGCAGCGCACGCCGCATGAGCACACTGGGATCAAGCATGGTCTGAGATGGGCCAGTGCTGTCGAACCTGTTCCAGATGCCATAGACTCTGACTCAAGGCTGCCAGTTCTTCTGGACGGGCCAACCAGGTTTCTGGGCTGCCAAGATCAGTGCCAGGCGGCTTGTTGAGACAGAACTGTAGTCGTTCCATCACAAGTCGCATCACATGTTCCAGCTGCCCAGGCATGCGGGCCACAAAGGCCTCACGGTGAGCAGCATTGACCTTTTGCTGGATTTTGGTATCATCAGCACGCCGTGCTTCCCGAGCGTTGTGAATCATGCCGTCGCGTAGGCTGTGGTCTGTGTTCATTTTTCCAGGTCCCAGGGGTTGGATGCAGCCTGACGGTCCAGACTCAAGAACTCACGGTCAATGTACATGACCCATTGAT